ATGAAAAAATTCATTGGATCAGTTTTAGCTACGACATTAATTTTAGGGGGATGTTCCACGATGGAAAATGAATCAAGTAAAGACACGAATACAGAAACAAAATCAGTACCTGAAGAAATGGAAGCTTCAAAATATGTAGGCCAAGGCTTCCAACCGCCTGCAGAAAAAGATGCGATTGAATTTGCGAAGAAGCATCGTAAAGAATTTGAAAAAGTAGGTGAACAATTCTTTAAAGATAACTTTGGACTAAAAGTTAAAGCTACAAATGTTGTAGGTAAAGATGATGGTGTAGAAGTTTATGTGCATTGTGAAGATCATGGCATTGTATTTAATGCAAGTCTACCTTTGTACAAAGATGCCATCCATCAAAAAGGATCAATGCGCAGTAATGACAATGGTGATGATATGAGTATGATGGTGGGTACAGTGCTGAGTGGCTTTGAATATCGAGCGCAAAAAGAAAAGTATGATAACTTATATAAATTCTTCAAAGAAAATGAAAAGAAATATCAATATACAGGCTTTACAAAAGAGGCAATTAACAAGACACAAAATGTCGGATATAAAAATGAATATTTTTATATTACATACTCTTCTAGAAGTTTAAAAGAATATCGAAAGTATTATGAACCACTGATTCGAAAAAATGATAAAGAATTTAAAGAAGGAATGGAACGAGCAAGAAAAGAAGTGAATTACGCTGCAAATACAGATGCTGTTGCTACACTTTTTTCTACTAAGAAAAACTTTACTAAAGACAATACAGTAGATGATGTAATCGAACTAAGTGACAAATTATATAATTTAAAAAATAAACCAGATAAATCTACAATCACAATACAAATAGGGAAACCCACTATTAATACTAAGAAAGCCTTTTATGATGATAATCGTCCAATAGAATATGGGGTGCACAGTAAAGATGAATAAAATTAATGATAGGGATTTAACAGAATTAAGTAGTTACTGGGTTTATCAAAATATTGATATAAAAAAAGAATTTAAAGTTAATGGAAAAAGGTTTAAACAAGTAGACAGTTATAATGATGATAAGAATAGTAATTTGAATGGTGCTGCTGATATTAAAATATATGAGTTATTAGATGATAAAAGTAAACCAACTGGTCAACAGACAATAATTTATCAAGGAACATCTAATGAGGCAATTAATCCAAATAATCCATTAAAATCATCGGGGTTTGGAGATGATTGGCTCCAAAATGCTAAATTAATGAATAATGATAATGAAAGCACAGATTATTTAAAGCAAACAGATCAATTATCAAATCAATATAAAAAAAAGTTAGAAGATGCAGATAGATTATCAAATAGTGATTTTTTAAAAAAATATAGAATGGAATCAAGTAACTTCAAAAACAAAACCATTGTGGCGGATGGCGGTAATTCGGAAGGCGGTGCAGGAGCAAAATATCAAGGAGCGAAACATCCAAATGAAAAAGTTGTTGCTACTGACCCAGCAATGGTACCTTATGCTGCTTGGCAGAAATTTGCTAGACCACGCTTTGATAATATGATTAGTTTTAATAGTACCAACGATCTATTAACATGGTTACAAGATCCATTCATCAAAGATATGCCGGGAAAACGCGTTAACATTAGTGATGGTGTGCCCAGGTTAGATGCTTTAATAGACAGCCATGTAGGTTATAAAAGGAAGTTAAATAGAAAAGATAACACATACGATACTGTACCACTAATCAAAATTAAGTCGGTAAAAGATACAGAAATTAAAAATGGAAAAAAAGTAAAAAAGACTATTAACATAACATTAGATATGGATGGGCGAATTCCAATAAATGTTTGGACAGGAGATTCGATTGCACGTTCTGGAAGAGGAACTTTAATTAAACTTAATTTAGAAAATCTTGATGCGTTGAGTAAACTGATTACTGGTGAAACTAGTGGTATGTTAGCAGAATGCGTAATCTTTTTAAATGAAAGTTTTAACATCTCAGAAAATGAAAATAAAAATTTTGCAGATAGAAAGAAACAATTATCAGAAGGATTTAAGGATAAGATTAACTTATTTCAATTAGAAGAAATGGAAAGAACTTTAATTAGTAAAATAAACTCACTTGAAGAAGTTGCAGATGAAACAATAGAAAGTATTAGTGCTGTTAAACACTTATTACCTGATTTTGCATTGGATGCATTAAAAGAAAGAATTAATGAGTTGTTTAAAGGTATAAAATCTTTTATAGAAAAAGTGTATGATAGTATAGATAATGAAATTTTAGAAATTTTCAAAAATATTGATCATGACTTCAAGGATGGAGTATCTGAAGAAATGATGAAACATTTGAAAGTAGTAAAACAGAATATTCAGCAAATAAAAAATCAAAATGATATTTATGGTAGGCAAATTGCAGATATTAGAAGTATTATGAAGCAACAAGATGCAACAATTTTAGATGGAAATTATCAAATTAATTATAGCTGTGAAAATATGGTGCAGGGTCTAGCTTTACCTTCTAATTATTTAGGAAGAAAAATGAAAATATTAAAAGACCATATCGATGATGGTATTAAAAAAATAGCAGACTATGTTCAAGGTATATATGATGAATATGCATCGAAAATTGTCGATGTAATAAAATATTTGATTAATACAATTCCCAAAATACGTAAGAATTTAAGACATGCAATTGAAATGTTAAATGTAAAAAAGAAAGAATTTTTGTCCCTGATTCCTAATGTAACTTGTAATTATATTAAAACTAAATTAGAAGAATTAGATAATACTTTAGGCAAATGGGAGCCTTTTCTTAATGATTTAAAAGCAGTGTCACCAATTTTAGATAACCATTTAGATGATATTGTTAAGAACATGAAGCCTTTGATTGTACAAATGATATTTGAACCATCACATTATGATGATATGTTTATTTCAAGAAAAGCTTTAACGCCAGTGTTCTCAAGCGTTTTATAAAGCTTGTAAAAAATATAAGGGCAAAAAAAGGGCGGATTTAAGCTAACTTGGAATGTTTTCGAGTTTTTGAGTTAGTTCTCTATCCATTTTTTCAGTTACATGAGTATATATGCGAATGGTTGTTTTTTCATCTACATGTCCTACCCTTTTCATAATTGCTTTTAAAGAAACATTCATTTCTACTAATAAAGTTATGTGTGTATGTCTAAATGTGTGCGTGGTAACTTTCTTATTCATATTTAAAGCTTTTGTAGTTTTCTTAAGCACACCGGCGATTTGATTATTACATAAAGGATTCCCTTTTTTTGTTGTGAATATGAACCCTCTGTCAACATAGCTCGAATTCCATCTTTTCAACATTTTGTTTTCCAGTATTATCTTTTTAAAAATTTCTACGGTTCTAGAATTGATGCTGATACTTCTTTTTGAACTTATAGTCTTTGTAGTGTCTTTGTATCCGAATCCTTCCTCGTATTTAATGCGGTGAATTGTACCTGTTATATTGATAGTTTTGTTTAATAAATCTATATCTTTTTCCTGCAGTGCTTGTAGTTCTCCTATGCGCATACCAGTTAAAGCCTGTACTTCTAAGATGCTGGCAATTAAAATGCGATTTCGCTTGTGTAACTTATTATCATTTAGTATATGATCACGTATCTGTAGGACTTGGTTCATTTCTAAATAGTTGTACATTTTAGATTCATCTTTTTCGATATCCTCTATTGTTTTTCTTCTTTTAGGAATTTTGACATTAGTTAACAAATATTCATTTGGATAATTGTAAAATTTAACTGCATATTTAATAGCTCCTTTCATATCTCCGAGTTGACGGGTTACTTGATTTTGAGAATAGATATCTGATAATTTATTAATAAATATCTGCATATATTTTGTATCTAGTTTGTTTAAAAGCAAGTTCTCAGAGCTGTATCGTTTAATGTTTCTAATTCTTATTTTTATATTATTAAGAGTAGTCAACTTTGAACCTGATGTTTTTGTATGATATTCAAGCCATTCATCTAATAGTGTATGAAAAGTCAAAGTTTTTAAAATGCTTGATGACTGGTTATTCAATTTTTCTTTTATCTTATCTTCTAATCGAAACATTGCCTCTTTTTGCGATTGCTTTGTATTCTTATTCAAGACAACACTTACACGTTTCCATTTATCTGTATACGGATCTTTGTATTTCTCGTAGTATCTATACTTCGTTTCATTGTTCTTATTTTTAAATTTTTCAAACCACATTTTACATCCCTCCTCAAAATTGGCAAAAAAATAATAAGGGTAGGCGGGCTACCCGTTATTATAATTCTTTTAGAAATTCATCGAATGTTGTAAGGTTATATAAATTTCTAATAGATTTCATAGCTTTATTTATAGAAGTTTGATTTTTTTTGAGTCCTATTCCGTCAGTCACCCATATAAACTCTATATCTTCATAATTTTGCAATTCTTTATTCAATTCTATAAATCTTTCTGCTTCGGAATTTATTTTGCTACCAGACGTATTAAAAAAGTTAACTTCCAAGCAATAAGTAACATCGTCTTTATTAAAAACAAAGTCAAAAGTTTTATCTTTAATTCTATTCGCATCGATTATTTCCTTGTAAGGCACTTCTTTTCTGAATGTGATATCGTTTTCTTTAAGTAAATTTGCTATTTGATTCATCATCCATGTTCCAGTGTAATTCTTTTTATCATTACTACTCAATCCAACTTCGAGACCTAATATATAGTCTAAGACATTTTTATATCTATTATTCATAAACAAGTTTTCTCTTAAACCGCTTTCGACTAGAAAATCGAAAACAGTTTCTTTTTTATCAAAACCATATTTTTTAGCCTCTCCATCACTTGACCAATATTCAATTTGTTTATTACGGGATGATATGAACAGCGGTAAAATATCAAACGATTCGGCTCTTTGTGAATAAAGACGTTCGAATTTTTCTTCGAATTCAAATTCGTCACTTGCCATTAATACATTTAAATCATTTAATTGTAATTCATACTCTCTTACATTTTCTTGCAATTTTTCCCATTTTACATATTCTTTGAGTACAAAAGAAGTAGGTTTTAATTGTTTATAAAACTTTGCTCTTTCAAATTCTTTTAGTTGTCTCTTGGTTGGTTTGTAATTTAATATTAAGACTTCATTAGTTGCGTTGCTTCTCTTTTGAGCGTCGGAATTAATGAATCTGTTTACTGGAATTTCATAAAAGTCAAATTGGTTATACAAAAATTGTATTAACTTAGTATTATGATTTGTCACAATCCATTTAACGCCTTTTTTATCTAATTCAATTAACCTTTCCGCTAGTTCTTTATGCTCTTTTTCATGAAACCCACCTTTTTGATAACTAGTGTATGCTTCGTCATACGGGCTATCGATAAAGACAAAATCATTTTCTTTAACTTTTTTTAAAGCTTCGTTAAAGTCTTCGTTTAATATTATGATGTTGTTTTCGTTAAAATATTTATTTAAATTTCTTAAGTTTGTTTCAGAAAATACAGTAGAGTTTTTTATCATGTCTTTTTTATTAAAAGGTACATTAAATTTACCTTGGCTATTTACTCTATATAAACCATTAAAACCAGTTTTGTTAAGGTATAAGAATCTTGCGGCTATTTCTATATCATTTAAATTGAGTATTTCTTGCTCTCTTACTGTCATATAAAAATCTTTAGCATTATTAGTGTTGTGCTGTTTTATCATATCTTTAAGTTCTTTAATTAAAGGTGTAATGTCATGTTTGATAACATTGTATGTTGTCATTAATTCATAATTAAGATCGTTAATTATAGCGTTTTTAGGTTGATTAGATAATAATGTTGCACCTCCGCCTAAAAACGGTTCATGATAGATAGCAAAATCGTTTGGTACGAGTGCATTAATCGCATCTAATAATTGTGTTTTTCCACCAGCCCATTTGACAATTGGTGACAATTTATAGTCTGACATCATTTCATCTCCTTTCAAATACTTATTTATTATAGTATACATTGGCATTGATTCATATGAATTTATTAAATCGCCACACAGGCGCTGTTAATCACAATAAAACATTATCAACCGACATCACGTTTTCGTTTCTACAGAAGTGAAGGTAGTTAATAATTTTAAGAAATCCATTTCACTTAAAATTTCAATGTCTTGTCCTTCACTTGATAATTTTTCTGCTTTTTTAATCTTACTTGACTTGGTATAGTTATGAGTTTTTTCTAGGTTTTCTAAATTACCGACAACGAGGTAGTTAGTTGACTTTTTTACAGAGGAATCGTAAACAGAACCAATATTAGTTACAGTTTGGGCTATTTCGTTCCGTGTGAAACCTTTTAACGCTCCGGTAAAACAAACATGTTTACCATATAATATATGATTTTTATCGTTTAACTCTTCATTGTATACTAGCTCTATTTTCTTATTAGCCGATTTTTTTATGAATCCATTCTGACCAAACACACCGTACTTAAAATTTTGGTTTTCGACTAAATCGTTCAAGTTTGCATCTTGGTCTTTTAATATGTTATATGCAATTTTGGCACACACTTTAGCATCATAAAAAGCATTGTGATATTCTTCGTTTTTAATGTCAAAATGTTCAGCTAAATCTTGGAGTCTATATGAAGGTAAATTATATAAATCTTTACTTAATCGATAAGTACAAAAATATTGATTGCTAGGTAAAGGTAGATTGTATTTTTTGAAAGAATCACATAGAGCATACATATCGAAAGATGTATTATGGGCTACTATTATATGGTTATCTAAGAATCTAATAATAGCTTCATGCATTTGATACATTTTAGGGGAATCCATTACGTCTTCTTCGGATATTCCATGTATAGAAGTGTTTATAGAAGAAAAATAAGTTTCAGGATTTATGTGAGTATAAATAGCATCACGCATTTTGTTGTCTTGAAATTTTAATAGTGCTATTGAACAAATAGAACTGCGTTGTTCGTTAGCTGTTTCGACATCGATCGCTACAAAATCCATTATAATCAGCCCCTTTTATTTGAATAGTTTTTGACTTGCTACAACTCTACCTACAATCTTAACCTCGTCATCTTTTCCATATACTTGTGGGTAGTGACTAGGATTGTTTGATTCAGGAATTAAAATAATTTGGTCGTTGTTGTAACGTATTCTTTTGACAGTACCGTTGTATCCATTGACTAATACAACACCTAATTGGCCATTCTCAACAGTCGAATCCTTTTCAACAACTACAACGTCTCCGTCTTGAAAGAGTTTATCCATACTATCCCCAGACACTTGCAATCCGAACTCTTCTTTATTAGAGTTCAAATTTTTAGTAGCAAAGTATATGTAGTCGATTAAATTCTCTTCTGTATATATGGGCATTCCCGCAGATATCTTTGATACAACCGGTATCTTTTTAACTGGTATGGTTTCAAGTTGAGGTTTCTCATCTTCAATACCCATGATATATGATGGAGATACTCTTAATGCTTTAGATAATTTTACTATTTTATCTCTCTTCATATTTTCGATATCGCCAGTTTCCCATTTTCTTACTGTGGATTTACCTACACCAACTAAATCTCCAACTTGTTCTAGAGTTAAATTCAATTCTTTACGTCTGCTTTTAATGTCTGGTTTCATTTTAAATTTCCTCCTAATAGGTATGTACTGAATATAACACTAAAGTTTCTTAAAAGCAACACTTATATAGGAAATAAAAACAAAAATGTATTTTTAGACACTTTTGTGTTGACTAGATTGATATTAGCATGTATCATTGAAGTATCCTAAAAGACACGGAGGTGTTGAAAAATGAACAAAGCGAAACTTTATTCTGCTTTAGCGATGAAAGAGATGCATGTAAATGATTTTTTAAAAGAATTGAATAATCATGGTTTAAAACTTTCTAAAAGCGCTTATTATAGTAGAATTAGAGGAGAACAAGAATTTGACATCAAAGAAATTAAGACGATAGTCAAAGTTCTTAATTTAACCAGAGAAGAAATGAACGATATTTTTTTTGGAGAATTGGTGTCCTAAAAGACACTTGAGGAGGCATAAACAAATGCAAGCATTACAAACATTTAATTTCGAAGAATTACCAGTAAGAACATTAACAGTAGATAACGAACCATATTTTGTAGGTAAAGATGTGGCAGAAATCTTAGGATACTCGAATACGCGTGACGCATTAAGTAAACACGTTGATGAAGACGATAAGGAAATTCTAACGTCGCGAAACACGACTTTAGAAAATTTGCCAAATCGAGGACTTACTGCAGTCAACGAATCAGGTTTATACAGCTTAATCTTCTCATCAAAACTAGAGTCAGCAAAACGATTCAAACGCTGGGTAACATCAGACGTCCTACCAGCCATTCGCAAACACGGTATCTACGCAACAGACAGTGTAATTGAGAACACGCTGAACAATCCAGATTACATCATTAACATTCTTACTGAGTATAAGAAAGAAAAAGAGCAAAACTTACTTTTACAACAAGAAATCGGAGAACTAAAACCCAAAGCAGACTATGTAGATGAAATCTTAAAGTCAACTGGCACATTAGCCACAACTCAAATCGCGGCAGACTACGGTATATCAGCACAAAAGTTAAACAAACTACTACACGAAGCTAGATTACAACGAAAAGTAAATAAACAGTGGGTGCTTTACTCAGAACACATGGGCAAGAGTTACACAGAATCAGACACTATAGCAATTGTACGCTCTGACGGTAGAGAAGACACAGTTTTACAAACTAGATGGACACAAAAAGGCAGATTGAAAATACATGAAATCATGACTGAATTCGGTTATGAAGCTAATTTAGGGGGAGCGTAAATGACACCAGAACAAAAAGAAAAGCTAAACAATATAGTATTAACACTTTATGCAGTTAAAGAAAACAAAAGTCAAACATACACACACAAAGATACTCTTACTGTGACATATGCAGGCGAGATTGAGCACACTTACGAAGTCGACAGAGAGAAACACCTTGAATCAATGATTGAGTGGGCAATTGACCAAATCGAACAGCACTTTGATTTAGACGGAGAAGAATAACACACAATTGAACAAACATCTTAAAAGGAGGAACAACAAATGTTACAAAAATTTAGAATCGCTAAAGAAAAAAGTAAATTAAAACTCAATTTACTAAAACATGCAAACAGTAATTTAGAAACAAGAAACAACCCTGAACTGTTGCGAGCAGTTGCAGAGTTGCTTAAAGAGATTAATCGATAAATTCTATGAATTCGATTTTAGCTGAAGCGATAGCTACTATTTTGTCTCCAACAAAAGTATATGAGCCATTAGTGAACAAGGAACTTTTAATTTTTTCTTTTGATATTTCAACAGTTCCGCGATGACCTGACTTTATCACTTTTTCTAAATTATCGATTTCAACAAATTTATCATTAGAAAGATATAAACAAGCTTTCATACTTATCACCTCCTTAGGTTGATAACAACATTATACACGAAAGGAGGAATAACAAATGAACATTCAAGAAGCAACTAAGATAGCTACAAAAAATCTTGTCTCTATGACACGGAAAGATTGGAAGGAAAGTCATCGAACTAAGATATTACCAACAAATGATAGTTTTTTACAATGCATCATTTCAAATAGCGATGGGACAAACCTTATCAGATATTGGCAACCTTCAGCCGATGACCTCATGGCAAATGATTGGGAAGTTATAAACCCAACTAGAGACCAGGAATTATTGAAGCAATTTTAGAAATGCTATCAATGATACTTTTTAAATTGTTTTTAAACTCATTTTCAAAGTAAACAACAGTCTTGTCTGAAATTGTTACATGATAAATAGTGTTACTAGCATACACGCCGTTTAGGAACCCAGAGTTTTTAAGTTTATTTAAATCGTATTTTACATCTTCGAAATGTAGTTTTTGAAAATACTTTGTATGTATATCTTTAGCACTTCCAAAATTATTGCAGGTTAATTTAACCGAACCTAACTTTACGCATTCTAAATAATCTTTGTAGAGTACGGACAAGATATATTGTTGGTCTTTAGTAAGTGTATCAAATTCATCAGATATCAAGGGCATGTTATCACCTCCTTAGGTTGATAACAACATTATACACGAAAGGAGCATAAACAAATGAACACAAGATCAGAAGGATTGCGTATAGGCGTCCCACAAGTTTCTAGCAAAGCTGATGCTTCTTCATCCTATTTAACGGAAAAGGAACGTAACTTAGGAGCGGAAATATTAGAGCTTATTAAAAAAAGTGATTACAGCTACTTAGAAATAAACAAAGTTTTCTATGCATTAGATAGAGAACTTCAATACAGGGCGAATAATAACAAACTTTAACATTATACACGGAAGGAAAGATAGAAATGCCAAAAATCATAGTACCACCAACACCAGAAAACACATATAGAGGCGAAGAAAAATTTGTGAAAAAGTTATACGCAACACCTACACAAATCCATCAATTGTTTGGAGTATGTAGAAGTACAGTATACAACTGGTTGAAAGATTACCGTGAAGATAATTTAGGTGTAGAAAATTTATACATTGATTATTCAGCAACGGGAACATTGATTAATATTTCTAAATTGGAAGAGTATTTGATCAGAAAGCATAAAAAATGGTATTAGGAGGATATTAAATGAGCGACACATATAAAAGCTATTTAATAGCAGTACTGTGCTTCACAGTCTTAGCGATTGTACTCATGCCGTTTCTATACTTCACTACAGCATGGTCAATTGCAGGATTCGCAAGCATAGCGACATTCATATTTTATAAGGAATACTTTTATGAAGAATAAAAAAACTGCTACTTGCGCCAACAAGTAACAGTGACAAACGATTAACAAAATTAATTCATGTTCAATATAAAACGAAACAAGGAGGAAGTCAACTATGACTAAAAATTATAAAGACATGACGCAGGACGAAATAAGAGACTTATTATCTAAAAAAAAGCGGAGAATTGTATGAATTAGCGAAAGAAATTAAAGGAGAAAGTAAATTTGATATTTTGTTTTTCTCAGCAATAGGAGTTAGCGACGGAGATTTCATAAAAAGTTCAAGTTCTGCGCTTGGCAATGCTTTTAATCTTGCTGAATTATTGGATAATGCTACTAATTTCGACGATGTCATTAACGCCATTCAAAAACGTAAACTACAAAAATTTCTTGCTATAGATAACAACAAGGAGGACTAAAACAATGTATTACAAATTTGGTGAGATAAAAAACAAAATTATAAACTTTAAAGGGTTCGAATTTAAAGTGTCTGTAATGAAGAAGCATGACGGTATCAGTATACAAATCAAGGATATGAATAATGTTCCACTTAAATCGTTTCATGTCATAGATTTAAGCGAACTATATATTGCAATAGATGCAATGCACGACGTTGTAAACGAATGGATTGAAGAGAATACAGATGATTACGACAGACTAATTAACTTAGTCATGAGATGGTAGGAGGTCGCTATGAAGCAGACTGTAACTTATCTAATCAAGCATAAAGATGAAAATCTATTTATTACAAACCGACCAACCGAAGTGAACGACACAGTGAAGTATTCAACTGATATGCGAGACGCAAGAGAATTCGACGGACTAGACAAAACTGTTATTGATATGTCTAAGCACAAAGCAATCAAGAAAACAGTGACAGAAACAATTGAGTATGAGGAGGTAGAACATGACTGAACAAACATTATTTGAACAGTTGAACAGTAAAAACGTGAATGATCATACAGAACAAAAAAATGGATTAACTTATCTAGCATGGTCATATGCACACCAAGAGCTGAAAAAGATTGACCCAAACTACACAGTAAAAGTACACGAGTTTCCACATCCAGATATTAACACAGAAAATTATTTTGTACCTTATTTGGCTACACCAGAAGGCTATTTTGTACAGGTATCTGTGACTGTGAAAGATAGTACAGAGACTGAGTGGCTTCCAGTATTGGACTTTAGAAATAAATCGCTTGCTAAAGGTAGTGCAACAACTTTCGATATTAACAAAGCGCAAAAACGATGTTTTGTTAAAGCTTCGGCTTTACACGGTTTAGGCTTATATATCTACAACGGCGAGGAACTACCAAGTGCAAGTGACAACGATATTACAGAATTAGAAGAGCGTATCAATCAGTTCGTGAACTTATCTCAAGAAAAAGGGCGAGATGCAACTATCGATAAAACGATGAGATGGCTAAAAATATCTAACATTAATAAATTAAGTCAAAAACAAATCGCAGAAGCACACCAAAAATTAGATGCGGGATTAAAACAATTGGATAGTGAGGAGAAACAATAATGTTAAACAGAGCAGTATTAGTAGGACGCTTAACAAAAGACCCAGAATTAAGAAGTGCGCCAAATGGCGTAAATGTAGGTACATTCACATTGGCAGTAAACAGAACATTCACGAATGCTCAAGGCGAGCGTGAAGCAGATTTTATAAACGTAGTAGTGTTCAAGAAACAAGCTGAAAATGTTAAAAACTACCTTTCTAAAGGGTCGCTGGCAGGTGTAGACGGGCGACTACAAACACGTAGCTACGAAAATAAAGTCGGGCAACGTGTATTTGTGACAGAAGTAGTAGCGGACAGTGTTCAATTCTTAGAACCGAAGAATAACAACCAACAACCAAACAACAATTATCATCAACAAGGACAAACTCAAACTGGTAATAATCCGTTCGACAATACCGAAGAAGACTTTTCTGACTTACCGTTCTGATTGGAATGATTAGATGCCAATAATTACTAGTTATATCACTCAAGATGACGGCACAACAACAGTTGTCATCTCGGGTGTCGAATTAGGCAATAAAGAAACATTACTACTTGATAACGGATTTGATGTGGAAGTCGATGTAAGCGTCATAGATCCGTTTCAAATTACTGGACAACAACGTAAGTTAATATTCGCATTGTGTAACGATATAGAAGCTCATACAGGACAACCTCGAGATTATATGAGGCAAATGTTCCAAGATTATGTGAAGTTTCTGTATGGCTATGAAGAACGTATATCTTTATCAAATTGTTCTCGAACTATAGCTAAGCAAATTATAGAAGCGATGTTTGAGTGGATTTTTACAAATGCGATTCCGTTAAATTATAAAACAAGCAAATTGATGAAAGAAGATAAAAATTATCTTTATTGGGCAACTGTTACGCGTCATTGCATTATATGCGGAAAGCCTCACGCTGACCTAGCGCATTATGAAGCAGTTGGAAGAGGCATGAACAGAAACAAGATGAATCACTACGACAAACATGTATTAGCGTTATGTCGCGAACATCATAACCAGCAACATGCGATTGGTGTTAAGTCATTTGATGATAAATATCAATTGCATGACTCGTGGATAAAAGTTGATGAGAGGCTCAACAAAATGCTGAAAGGAGAGAAAAATGAATAAGTTACTAATAGATGACTATCCGATACAAGTATTACCGAAATTAGCTGAATTAATAGGATTAAACGAAGCAATAGTATTGCAACAAATTCATTATTGGTTAAACAACTCAAAACATAAGTACGATGGTAAAACTTGGATTTTTAATTCTTATCCAGAATGGCAAAAACAATTTCCATTTTGGAGCGAGAGAACTATAAAAAGGACATTTGGGAGTTTAGAAAAACAAAATTTATTGCATGTAGGTAACTACAACAAGGCTGGATTTGACCGTACAAAATGGTATTCAATCAATTATGAAACATTAAACAAACTAGTGGCACGACCATCGGGACAAAATGGCCCGACGATGAGGACAAATTGGCACGATGCAAGAGGACAAAATGACCCGACCAATACCATAGACTACACAGAGACTAACAAACATAGAGAGACAGACGACGTCTCAAAGTCATTTAAGTATATTAGTACCAATTTAGAAATTATACAAAACCCTTTAAAAGCAGAACAGTTAGAACACGAAATTAAATCATTTAAGCAAGATCAGTTCGAAATAGTAAAAGTCGCTACCGATTACTGCAAAGAAAACAACAAAGGTCTGAATTACTTACTAACTGTATTAAAGAACTGGAATAAAGAAGGCGTTTCAGATAAAGAAAGTGCTGAAAACAAATTGAAACCTCGTAACTCTAAAAAAGAAACTACTGATGATGTCATAGCACAAATGGAAAAAGAATTGAGTGATGACTAATGCCGATGAGCAAAACACAAGCATTAGAAATTATTAAAAAAGTTAGGTACGTATACAACATTGATTTTGATAAACCGAAGTTAGAAATGTGGATTGATGTATTAAGTCAAAATGGAGATTATCAACCAACTGTAAAAGCGGTAGATGTTTATATCAACAGTAACAACCCGTACCCGCCTAACTTACCAGCAATCATGCGTAAGGAACCTAAAAAAGTATCTATCGAGCCAGTAGATAACGAAACCGCTACACACCAATGGAAAATGCAGAATGACCCCGAATATGTCAGACAAAGAAAAATAGCGCTAGATAAGTTCATGAATAAGTTGGCAGAATTTGGGGGCGAAAACGAATGAATTACGGACAATTCGAAATTGAAAGTACAATAATCGCTACGCTACTTAAACAACCGGACGTATTAGAAAAGATAAGAGTTAAAGATTACATGTTTACGAACGAAAAGTTTAAAACCTTTTTCAATTATGTAATGGACGTCGGAAAGATAGATCATCAAGAAATCTATTTAAAAGCAACTAAAGATAAAGAATTTTTAGATGCAGATACTATAACTAAACTTTACAACTCCGATTTCATTGGATACGGCTTCTTTGAACGTTATCAACAAGAATTATTGGAAAGTTATCAGCTCAACAAAGCTAACGAATTAGTAACTGAGTTCAAACAACAACCTACGAACCAAAACTTTAATAACTTGATTGATGAACTCAAGGATTTAAAAACAATTACTAACAGAAAAGAAGACGGAACCAAGAAGTTTGTTGAGGAGTTTGTCGATGAGTTATACAGCGATAGCCCTAAGAAGCAAATTAAGACGGGTTATAAGCTCATGGATTACAAAATAGGGGGATTGGAGCCGTCGCAATTAATCGTCATCGCAGCGCGTCCCTCAGTGGGTAAGACAGGTTTTGCATTAAACATGATGCTGAACATAGCACAAAATGGATACAAAACATCTTTCTTTAGTCTCGAAACAACTGGCACATCAGTATTGAAACGTATGTTATCAACAATTACTGGTATTGAGTTAACAAAGATAAAAGAAATCAGGAACTTAACGCCGGATGACTTAACAAAGTTAACGAATGCGATGGATAAAATCATGAAATTAGGCATCGATATTTCTGATAAAAGTAATATCACACCGCAAGATGTGCGAGCGCAAGCAATGAGGCATTCAGACAGGCAACAAGTTATTTTTATAGATTATCTTCAACTGATGGATACTGATGCGAAAGTTGATAGACGTGTAGCAGTAGAAAAGATATCACGTGACTTAAAGATAATCGCTAACGAGACAGGCGCAATCATCGTACTACTTTCACAACTGAATCGTGGTGTCGAGTCTAGACAGGATAAAAGACCAATGCTATCGGACATGAAAGAATCAGGCGGAATAGAAGCAGATGCGAGTTTAGCGATGCTACTTTACCGTGATGATTATTATAACCGTGACGAAGATGACAGTATCACTGGCAAATCTATTGTTGAATGTAACATAGCCAAAAACAAAGACGGCGAAACCGGAATAATTGAATTTGAGTATTACAAGAAGACTCAGAGGTTTTTCACATGAATATAATGCAATTCAAAAGCTTATTGAAATCGATGTATGAAGAGACAAAGCAAAGCGACCCGATTGTAGCAAATGTATATATCGAGACTGGTTGGGCAGTCAACAGATTGTTAGACAATAACGAGTTATCGCCTTTCGATGATTACGACAGAGTTGAAGAGAAAATTATGAATGAAATCAATTGGAAGAAAACGCACATTAAGGAGTGTTAAAAATGCCGAAAGAAAAATATTACTTATACCGAGAAGATGGCACGGAAGATATTAAGGTCATCAAGTATAAAGACAACGTAAATGAAGTTTATTCGCTCACAGGAGCCCATTTCAGCGACGAAAAGAAAATTATGACTGATAGTGACCTAAAACGATTTAAAGGCGCTCACGGACTTCTATATGAGCAAGAGCTAGGTTTACAAGCAACGATATTTGATATTTAGAGGTGGACGATGAGTAAATACAACGCTAAGAAAGTTGAGTACAAAGGAATTGTATTTGATAGCAAAGTAGAGTGTGAATATTACCAATATTTAGAAAGTAATATGAATGGCACTAACTATGATCGTATCGAAATACAACCGAAATTCGAACTACAACCTAAATTTGGGAAACAAAGACCGATTACGTATATAGCTGATTTCTCTTTGTGGAAGGATGGCAAACTGGTCGAAGTTTTAGATGTTAAAGGTAAGGCGACTGAAGTTGCCAACATCAAAGCGAAGATATTCAGATATCAGTATAGAGATGTGAATTTAACGTGGATATGTAAAGCACCTAAGTACACAGGCAAAACATGGATTACTTACGAGGAATTAATTAAAGCAAGACGAGAACGCAAAAGAGAAATGAAGTGATCTAATGCAACAACAAGCATATATAAACGCAACGATTGATATAAGAATACCTACAGAAGTTGAATATAAGCATTTTGGTGATGTGGATAACGAAAAAGATGCGCTGGCAGATTACTTATATAACAATCCTAACGAAATACTAGAGTATGACAATTTAAAAATTAGAAACGTAAATATAGAGGTGGAATAAATGGCAAGAATTACCAAAGAAACAAAAACTGTAAGCGACGGTTATTCAAGAGAAGACCGAGAAACGACATTGAACTATGATTACGAAAATCAAGAATGGATTGCTTACTCATCGGTACCGACACATATTACTAGAATGACAAAGTTGTACGGCGATGATGTAGAGGTATTGGAACGATTAGAATCTGGGACTGCGGTATTGGTTAGGGCGAAACTACCTAAAAGCGCAATAGGTTTTAGAAAATTAATGTCTGAAGAGCGACGACAAGAATTATCTGAGAGAGCAAAAAGAGCTTTTGGTCATTAGTGCTCGTGAATATAGGGCGAAAAACGACCAAAAAGACACACTAATACTTTTTAGGATAAATAACATCCGGAGAAAAAAACATGAGCTTTAAAAATTTTAACACAGGATAAATACAGAGGTGGAATAAATGAGTATCGTAAAGATTAACGGTAAACCATATAAATTTACCGAACATGAAAATGAATTGATAAAAAAGAATGGTTTAACTCCAGGAATGGTTGCAAAAAGAGTACGAGGTGGCTGGGCGTTGTTAGAAGCCTTACATGCACCTTATGGTATGCGCTTAGCTGAGTATAAAGAAATTGTGTTATCCAAAATCATGGAGCGAGAGAGCAAAGAACGTGAAATGGCTAGGCAACGACGTAAAGAGGCTGAGCTAAGAAGAAAGAAGCCACATTTGTTTAATGTACCACAGAAACATCCAAGAGGACGTTATGCGTGCTACCTGATGGAAAACGACATATTCGTGAAAGTTAAGAAGTAGATCATGACAGATAACGCACTCAAAGAATACTTAAGCCGATTTTTCGGCTCTAAGAGATATCTGTATCAGGATAACGAGCGAGTGGCACATATCCATGTAGTAAATGACACTTATTACTTTCATGGGCATATCGTACCAGGTTGGCAAGGCGTGAAAAAGACATTTGATACAGCCGAAGAGCTTGAAACATATATAAAGCAACATGATTTGGAATATGAGGAACAGAAGCAACTAACTTTATTTTAAAAGGGCGGAAACAATGAAAATCAAAATTGAAAAAGAAATGAATTTACCTGAACTTATCCAATGGGCTTGGGATAACCCCAAGTTATCAGGTAATAAAAGATTCTATTCAAATGATGTTGAGCGCAACTGTTTTGTGACTTTTCATGTTGATAGCATCTTATGTAATGTGACTGGATATGTATCAATTAACGATAAATTTACTGTTCAAGAGGAGATATAACAATGAAAATCAAAGTTAAAAAAGAAATGAGATTAGATGAATTAATTAAATGGGCATGGGATAACCCTGGATTAGCAACAGGAAGAAATTTTTATCCACAAACCAAGAGTGATATTGATTATAAGTGCTTCTCTCTTTATGACGGAAGAAATTGTATCATAAAAGGTTTTGTATCAGCTGATGATACTTTTGAAGTCGAATTTGAAGAAGATATTACAGAAGAGACTAAGGTTGATAGGTTGATTGAATTATTCGAGATTCAAGAAGGAGACTATAACTCTACACTATATGAGAACACTAGTATAAAAGAATGTTTATATGGCAGATGTGTGCCTACTAAAGCATTCTATATCTTAAACGATGACATGACGATGACATTGATTTGGAAAGATGGGGAGTTGGTAGAATGATGCAAACCTATAAAGTAAGTCTTTGTATCAAGTTCTTAGCATCTAAATGTGATTACAAAATAAAAAAGCATTATTTTGTGCAAAGTATAAATGAGGAAGAAGCTAAGAATATGGCATTAAAACTGACTCGTAAAAAATTCCCATTCAAAACTGCAAGCATAGAGGTCGAAAAAGTGGAGGTAGTAGAATGATGCCGAAATATCGAGTATGGGACACCGAAACAAAAAAGATGTGTGAGGTTGTGGCGTTAGATCTTCACAATAGCGAAGTTAGTTATTCAACTAAAGAAAATGAATACGGCAAGGTTATAAAGGAGTTTATAAAGACTGAGAAAATGGCAGATGTAGAACTTATGCAGTCAATTGGTATAAATCTGTGGGGAAGAGAATTATACGAGGGCGATATATTAAAAGTCGTATCAACGAAACTGTGGGGCATCGAACGGGATAAAACATACATTTATTTAGATGCTACAGGCGTAGTCACTCGAAACGCTATTGGCACTATAATTGGCGACGTACATCTATTGAGAGTTTTTGAGGCTGAAGAAGTTCGTGAAATGCCAACTATTGAATACTTGGGCAATAAGTTTGAAAATCCGGAGTTACTGGAGGTGCCAGAATGAACTATGAAACAGGGTTCCAACTAGGTGTAATGGACGCTAGGTTGAAGAAGATGAGAAAACAACGTGATGAGTACAAGAAGCAACGCGATGAGCTTATCGTGGATATAGCTAAGTTAAGAGAGCGTAACGAAGAGCTGGAGAACATGTGGCGCACAGTCAAAAATGAATTGCTTGGAAGATACGAATTTTACCGTTTTAGACTTAACGAACTACAGATTGAGAGTAGAGCGAACAAGGCAGTAGCTATAAACATGGGAGCTAAAATCAACGCAAGTGCTATATTGTACCGAATGGACAAATTAGACGGAACAAATGAGTTCTACGAATTTTTAGGACAAATGGAGGATGACACTAATGAATAACCGTGAACAAATAGAACAGTCCGTTATAAGTGCTAGTGCGTATAACGGCAATGACACAGAGGGATTACTAAAAGAGATTGAGGACGTGTATAAGAAAGCACAAGCGTTTGATGAAATACTTGAGGGTTTACCTAATGCTATGCAAGATGCACTCAAAGAAGATATTTATCTTGATGAAGCAGTAGGGATTATGACGGGTCAAGTTGTCTATAAATATGAGGAGGAACAGGAAAATAACTAACACATTAACAATTGATCAGTTACAAGAGTTATTACAAATACAAAAGGAGTTCGACGATAGAATACCAACTAGAAATTTAAATGACACAGTAGCTAGTATGATTATTGAATTTGTAGAGTGGATTAACACACTTGAGTTTTTTAAAAATTGGAAGAAACAACCAGGTAAGCCACTAGATACACAATTAGATGAGATTGCTGATTACTTAGCTTTCAGTTTGCAATTAACTTTGACTATTGTTGATGAAGAAGATTTGGAAGAAACTACTGAGGTTATGGTTGATTTGATTGAAAATGAAGTTACTTTACCTAAACTACATTCAGTTTATTTTGTTCATGTAATGCATACACTAACAGAACAATTTGTAAAAGGTATTGATAATAGCATTGTACAAGTTTTAATAATGCCGTTTTTGTACGCCAATACTTACTATTCTATCGACCAACTCATTGACGCATACAAAAAGAAAATGAAAAGGAATCATGAAAGACAAGATGGAACAGCAGACGCAGGAAAAGGATACGTGTAAAGACATCTTAGATCGAGTCAAGGAGGTTTTGGGGAAGTGACACAATACTTAGTCACAACATTCAAAGATTCAACAGGACGTAAACATACACACATAACTAAAGCTAAGAGTAATCAAAGGTTTACAGTTGTTGAGGCAGAGAGTAAAGAAGAAGCGAAAGAGAAGTACGAGAAACAAGTTAAAAGGGATGCAGTTATTAAAGTGGGTCAGTTGTTTGAAAATATAAGGGAGTGTGGGAAATGATTAAAAAACTTAAAAATATGGATGGGTTCGACATCTTTATTGTTGGAATACTGTCATTATTCGGTATAACCGCATTGCTACTTGTTGTCGCATTGCCTATCTATACAGTGGCTAGTTACCAAAACAAAGAAGTACATCAAGGGACAATTACAGATAAATATAACAAAAGACAAGATAAAGAGGACAAATTCTATATTGTATTAGATGATAAACAAGTCATTGAAAACTCCGACTTATTATTCAAAAAGAAATTTGATAGCGCAGATATACAAGCTAGGTTAAAAGTAGGCGACAAAGTAGAAGTTAAGACGATTGGATATAGAATACACTTTTTAAATTTATATCCGGTCTTATACGAAGCGAAGAAGGTAGGTAAATGATGGTTAAACAAATATTAAGACTATTATTCTTACTAGCGATGTATGAGTTAGGTAAGTATGTAACTGAGCAAGTATATATTATGATGACGGCTAATGATGATGTAGAGGCAGCAAGTGACTTTGAAAAAATCAGAGCTGAAGTTTCATGGTAATAGCTATTATCATTTTTGAATTAATTATATTAATGTGTTTAGCAATAGCACTGGAGGTGTTGTAAATATGTGGATTGTCATTTCAATTGTTTTATCTATATTTTTATTGATCTTGTTAAGTAGCATTTCTCATAAGATGAAAACCATAGAAGCATTGGAGTATATGAATGCTTATCTTTTCAAGCAGTTAGTAAAAAATAATGGTGTTGAAGGTTTAGAAGATTATGAAAATGAAGTTGAACGAATTAGAAAAAGATTCAAACTATAAAGAACGTTGGAATAGTGGAGACATTAAGCTGCTTATAGCACATCCAGCAAGTGCAGGGCATGGATTAAACTTACAACAAGGTGGGCACATTATTGTTTGGTTTGGACTTACATGGTCATTGGAATTATACCAACAAGCAAATGCAAGATTATATAGACAAGGACAAAATCATACGACTATTATTCATCACATCATGACCGATAACACAATAGATCAAAGAGTATATAAAGCTTTACAAAATAAAGAACTAACGCAAGAAGAATTGATGAAAGCTATTAAAGCAAGAATAGCTAAGCATAAGTAATGGAGGTATAAGATGGGAAAGGCATCATACGATATTAAGCCAGGTACATTTAAATATATTGAGTCAGAGATATATAACCTACAAGAGAACAAGAAAGAGATAAATAGATTGAGAATGGAGATACTTAACCCAACGAAAGAACTAGACACCAACATTGTGTATGGACCGTTACAAAAAGGAGAGCCAGTTAGAACAACTGAGTTAATGGCGACAAGGTTATTGACTAATAAGATGTTACGTAACTTAGAAGAGATGGTTGAAGCAGTTGAAAGTGAGTACTTAAAGTTACCTGAAGATCATAAGAAAGTAATAAGGTTAAAGTATTGGAATAAAGATAAGAAGCTAAAGATAGAACAAATAGGGGATGCTTGTCACATGCATCGCAATACAGTTACTACAATACGAAAGAACTTTGTTAAAGCGATAGCGTATCATGCAGGTATCAAATAACATTGTGCAAAGATTGTGCAAAAGGCCTACAAATCTGTAGTAATATGATAGTATCGGAAAGATGTATAAAGTTATCTGAAAGTTATACGACATAAATACATGAGGCGCATCGCTAAGCGGTGTGTCTTTTGTTATGCAATCAAAGAGGTGTAAGAGATGACCAAGCATAATAACATTTATAAGCATGGTCGTAAGTCATATCAATACGATTGGTTCTATCATTCAAAAGCATGGAAGAAGTTAAGAGAGATTGCATTAGATAGAGATAATTATCTTTGTCAAATGTGTTTACGTGAAGATGTTGTAACAGATGCAAACCTAGTGCATCACATTATTTATGTTGATGAAGATTTTAACAAAGCTTTAGACTTAGATAATCTAATGTCAGTTTGTTATAGCTGTCATAACAAAATTCATGCAAATGATAATGACAAAAGTAATATTAAGAGAATTAGAGTTCTAAAAATTTAAACAAAAAAATTATTTAAATAAAATTTTATAGCCCCCTGCCCATCGGCTTAAAATGTTTTTTCGCCGGGTACCGGCGGGGGCCCTTCGCTTGCAACGCGGATAAACTTTTATGAAAGGGGGTCTTTATATGAAATTAACAAAAAAACAGCTGAAAGAATATATAGAGGATTATAAAAAATCTGATGACATATTAATTAATTTGTATATAGAAACGTATGAATTTTATTGTCGGTTAAGAGATGAACTTAAAAATAGTGATTTGATGATAGAGCATACAAACAAGGCTGGTGCGAGCAATATTGTTAAGAATCCATTAAGCATAGAACTGACAAAAACAGTTCAAACACTAAATAACTTACTCAAGTCTATGGGTTTAACTGCAGCACAAAGAAAAAAGATAGTTCAAGAAGAAGGTGGATTCGGTGACTATTAAAGTTTTAAATGAACCTTCACCAAAACTATTAACAACATGGTATGCAGAGCAAGTCACTCAAGGGAAAATAAAAACAAGCAAATATGTTAAAAAAGAATGTGAGAGACACCTTAGATATCTAGAAAATGGAGGTAAATGGGTATTTGATGAAGAATTAGCGCACCGTCCTATTCGATTCATAGAAAAGTTTTGTAAACCTTCCAAAGGATCTAAACGTCAACTTGTATTACAACCATGGCAACATTTTATTATTGGCAGTTTGTTTGGTTGGGTTCATAAAGAAACAAAACTGCGCAGGTTTAAAGAAGCTTTGATATTTATGGGGCGAAAAAATGGTAAAACAACTACTATATCTGGTGTTGCTAACTATGCTGTTTCTCAAGATGGAGAAAACGGCGCTGAAATCCATCTTTTAGCAAACGTAATGAAACAAGCTAGAATATTATTCGATGAATCTAAGGCGATGATAAAAGCTAGCCCAAAGCTTGATAAAAATTTCAGAACATTAAGAGATGAAATCCATTATGACGCAACGATATCAAAAATTATGCCCCAAGCATCAGATAGCGATAAGTTAGATGGATTGAATACACACATGGGGATTTTTGATGAAATTCATGAATTTAAAGACTATAAATTGATTTCAGTTATAAAAAACTCAAGAGCTGCAAGGTTACAACCTCTTCTCATCTACATTACGACAGCAGGGTATCAATTAGATGGTCCACTTGTTGATATGGTAGAAGCGGGAAGAGACACCTTAGATCAAATCATAGAAGACGAAAGAACTTTTTATTATTTAGCATCTTTGGATGATGACGATGATATTAATGATTCGTCGAACTGGATAAAAGCAAATCCCAACTTAGGTGTCTCTATAAATTTAGATGAGATGAAAGAAGAGTGGGAAAAAGCTAAGAGAACACCAGCTGAACGTGGAGATTTTATAACCAAAAGGTTTAATATCTTTGCTAATAATGACGAGATGAGTTTTATTGATTACCCAACACTCCAAAAAAATAATGAAATTGTTTCTTTAGAAGAGCTGGAAGGCAGACCGTGCACGATTGGTTATGATTTATCAGAAACAGAGGACTTTACAGCCGCGTGTGCTACTTTTGCGTTAGATAATGGTAAAGTTGCAGTTTTATCGCATTCATGGATTCCTAAGCACAAAGTTGAATATTCTAACGAAAAAATACCCTATAGAGAATGGGAAGAAGATGGCTTATTAACAGTGCAAGATAAGCCTTATATTGACTACCAAGATGTTTTAAATTGGATAATTAAGATGAATGAGCATTATGTAGTAGAAAAAATCACTTATGATAGAGCGAACGCATTCAAACTAAATCAAGAGTTAAAAAATTACGGGTTTGAAACGGAAGAAACAAGACAAGGAGCTTTGACCTTGAGCCCTGCATTGAAGGATTTAAAAGAAATGTTTTTAGATGGGAAAATAATATTTAATAATAATCCTTTAATGAAATGGTATATCAATAATGTTCAGTTGAAACTAGACAGAAACGGAAACTGGTTGCCGTCTAAGCAAAGCAGATATCGTAAAATAGATGGCTTTGCAGCATTTTTAAACACATATACAGATATTATGAATAAAGTTGTTTCTGATAGTGGTGAAGGAAACATAGAGTTTATTAGTATTAAAGACATAATGCGTTAAGGAGGTGAATGTTATCGCAAAAGAGAATATTGTCACACGCATAAAGAAAAAATTGATAGACAATTGGATTGATCAGTCAACTTCTAAGCTTTATGACTTTAGCCCATGGAAAAATAGATCTTTTTGGGGTGTAATTAATAATACGCTTGAAACTAATGAAACGATATTTTCAGCTATTACAAAGTTATCTAATTCGATGGCTAGTTTGCCCTTGAAAATGTATGAAGATTATAAAGTAGTTAATACAGAAGTATCTGATTTACTTACAGTGTCACCGAATAATTCTCTGAGCAGTTTTGATTTTATTAATCAAATTGAAACAATCAGAAATGAAAAAGGTAATGCATATGTGCTAATTGAACGAGACATCTATCATCAACCATCAAAGCTTTTCTTATTAAATCCAGATGTTGTTGAAATGTTAATTGAAAACCAATCACGTGAACTTTATTATTCCATTCATGCTGCAACTGGAAATAAATTGATTGTTCATAATATGGACATGTTGCATTTTAAACACATCGTGGCATCTAATATGGTGCAAGGCATTAGTCCGATTGATGTGTTGAAGAATACAACTGATTTTGATAATGCAGTAAGAACCTTTAATCTTACAGAAATGCAAAAACCTGATTCTTTCATGCTTAAATATGGTTCCAATGTAGGTAAAGAAAAAAGGCAGCAAGTGTTAGAAGATTTCAAACAGTACTATGAAGAAAACGGTGGAATATTATTCCAAGAGCCTGGTGTTGAAATCGAACCGTTACCTAAAAAATATGTCTCTGAAGATATAGTGGCAAGCGAGAATTTAACAAGAGAAAGAGTAGCTAACGTTTTTCAATTGCCCTCAGTATTCTTAAATGCAAGATCAAATACAAATTTCGCGAAAAATGAAGAGTTAAACAGATTTTACTTGCAGCATACCTTATTGCCGATTATCAAACAGTACGAAGAAGAATTTAATCGGAAACTACTTACTAAAACAGACAGAGAAAAAAATAGGTATTTTAAATTTAACGTTAAATCTTATTTAAGGGCTGATAGTGCAACACAAGCAGAAGTGTACTTTAAAGCAGTTCGTAGTGGTTACTACACTATAAATGACATTAGAGAGTGGGAAGATTTACCACCAGTTGAAGGTGGAGATAAGCCGCTAATAAGCGGTGATTTATACCCAATTGACACGCCACTTGAATTAAGAAAATCTTTGAAAGGTGGTGATAAAAATGTCAATGAAAGCTAAGTATTTTCAAATGAAAAGAAAATCAAAAAGTAAAGGTGAAATATTTATTTATGGTGATATTGTAAGTGATAAATGGTTTGAAAGTGATGTAACTGCTACAGATTTCAAAAATAAACTAGATGAACTAGGAGACATCAGTGAAATAGATGTTCATATAAATTCATCTGGAGGCAGTGTATTTGAAGGGCATGCAATATACAATATGCTAAAAATGCATCCTGCAAAAATTAATATCTATGTCGATGCCTTAGCGGCATCAATTGCTAGTGTTATCGCTATGAGTGGTGACACTATTTTTATGCACAAAAATAGTTTTTTAATGATTCATAATTCATGGGTTATGACTGTAGGTAATGCAGAAGAATTAAGAAAGACAGCGGATTTACTTGATAAAACAGATGCTGTTAGTAATTCAGCGTATTTGGATAAAGCAAAAAACTTAGATCAAGAACAATTAAAGCAGATGTTAGATGCAGAAACATGGCTTACTGCTGAAGAAGCCTTATCTTTTGGCTTAATAGATGAAGTTTTAGGAGCTAATGAAATAGCTGCTAGTATCTCTAAAGAGCAGTATAAGCGTTTCGAGAACGTCCCGGAAGATTTAAAGAAAGATGTAGACAAAATCACAAAAATTGATGATGTAGATACATCTGAATTGGTTGAAACACCTAAAGAAAGTATGTCACTAGAAGAAAAAGAAAAAAGAGAAAAAATTAAACGCGAATGCGAAATTTTAAAAATGACAATGAGTTATTAGGAGGAAATGAAATGCCGACATTATATGAATTAAAACAATCATTAGGTATGATTGGACAACAATTAAAAAATAAAAATGATGAGTTGAGTCAGAAAGCAACAGATCCAAATATTGATATGGAAGACATCAAACAACTAGAAACAGAAAAAGCAGGCTTACAACAAAGATTTAACATTGTTGAAAGACAAGTACAAGACATTGAAGAAAAAGAAAAAGCGAAAGTTAAAGACACAGGAGAAGCTTATCAATCTTTAAATGATCATGAGAAGATGGTTAAAGCTAAGGCAGAGTTTTATCGTCACGCGATTTTACCAAATGAATTTGAAAAACCTTCAATGGAGGCACAACGTTTATTACACGCTTTACCAACAGGTAATGATTCAGGTGGAGATAAGCTCTTACCAAAAACACTTTCTAAAGAAATTGTTTCAGAACCATTTGCTAAAAACCAATTACGTGAAAAAGCTCGTCTAACTAACATTAAAGGTTTAGAGATTCCAAGAGTTTCATACACTTTAGACGATGATGATTTCATTACAGACGTAGAAACAGCAAAAGAATTAAAATTAAAAGGTGATACAGTCAAGTTCACTACTAATAAATTCAAAGTATTTGCTGCAATTTCAGATACTGTAATTCATGGATCAGATGTAGATTTAGTAAACTGGGTTGAAAACGCACTACAATCAGGATTAGCAGCTAAAGAGCGTAAAGATGCCTTAGCAGTAAGTCCTAAATCTGGATTAGAACACATGTCATTTTATAATGGATCTGTTAAAGAAGTTGAGGGAGCAGACATGTATGATGCTATTATTAACGCTTTAGCAGATTTACATGAAGATTACCGTGATAACGCAACAATTTATATGCGATATGCAGATTATGTCAAAATTATTAGTGTTCTTTCAAATGGAACAACAAATTTCTTTGACACACCAGCAGAAAAAGTATTTGGCAAACCAGTAGTATTTACAGATGCAGCAGTTAAACCTATTGTGGGAGATTTCAATTATTTTGGAATTAACTATGATGGAACAACTTATGACACTGATAAAGATGTTAAAAAAGGCGAATATTTGTTTGTATTAACAGCATGGTATGATCAGCAACGTACATTAGACAGTGCATTCAGAATTGCAAAAGCAAAAGAAAATACAGGTTCATTACCCAGCTAAACCCCAAAAGGTTAATGTAACAGCTAAGGCTAAATCAGCTGTAATATCAGCCGAATAGGGGTGATGAAATGAGTTTGGAAGAAATTAAATTGTGGTTGAGAATTGACTATAATTTCGAAAATGATTTAATTGAAGGTCTCATTCAATCGGCTAAGTCTGAATTATTATTAAGTGGGGTTCCAGATTATGACAAAGATGACTTGGAATACCCGCTTTTTTGTACAGCGATTAAATATATCATTGCAAGAGATTATGAAAGTCGTGGATACTCAAATGACCAATCTAGAAGCAAGGTGTTTAATGAAAAAGGATTGCAAAAAATGATTTTGAAATTAAAAAAGTGGTAGGTGATTTTTAAATGGAATTTAATGAATTTAAAGATCGCGCGTATTTTTTTCAATATATAAACAAAGGACCATATCCAGATGAAGAGGAAAAAATGAAATTGTATAGTTGCTTTTGTAAAATTTATAATCCTTCTATGAAAGATAGAGAAATTTTAAAAGCGACTGAATCAAAATCAGGACTAACCATAATTGTCAGGTCTTCTAAAACTGAATATCTACCACAAACAAATCACTTAGTTAAAATTGACAGTGCATTATATTCCGATAAATTATTCAACATTGTAGAAATAAGAATTGATACACCAGATATAGGCTATAATACAGTGGTTTTATCAGAAAAATGAGTGTAGAAATTAAAGGAATACCTGAAGTGTTGAAGAAATTAGAATCGGTATACGGAAAGCAAGCAATGCAAGCTAAGAGTGATAGAGCTTTAAATGAAGCATCCGAATTTTTTATAAAGGCTTTAAAGAAAGAGTTCGAGAGCTTTAAAGATACGGGTGCCAGTATAGAAGAAATGACTAAATCTAAGCCTTATACAAAAGTTGGCAGTCAAGAAAGGGCTGTTTTAATTGAATGGGTAGGCCCTATGAATCGCAAAAACATTATTCACTTGAATGAACATGGTTATACAAGAGATGGAAAAAAATATACACCAAGAGGTTTTGGAGTTATTGCAAAAACATTAGCTGCTAGCGAACGTAAGTATAGAGAAATTATAAAAAAGGAGTTGGCCAGATAAATGAATATATTAAACACCATAAAAGGAATTTTATTATCTGATGCAGAGCTCCAAACATATATAAATTCTAGAATATACTATTATAAAGTCACTGAAAATGCTGAAACTTCCAAACCTTTTGTTGTTATTACACCTATTTATGATTTACCTTCAGACTTTATGTCTGATAAATATCTTAGTGAAGAATACTTAATTCAAATAGATGTAGAATCTTCAAATAATCAGAAAACAATTGATATAACAAAACGAATAAGATACCTGTTATATCAACAAAATTTAATTCAAGCATCTAGTCAGTTAGATGCTTATTTTGAAGAAACTAAACGTTATGTGATGTCGAGACGTTATCAAGGCATACCAAAAAATATATATTATAAAAATCAGCGCATCGAATAGGTGTGCTTTTTAATTTTTAAGGAGGAAATAAGCAATGGCAGAAGGACAAGGTTCTTATAAAGTAGGTTTTAAAAGATTATACGTTGGAGTTTTTAACCCAGAAGCAACAAAAGTAGTTAAACGCATGACATGGGAAGATGAAAAAGGTGGTACAGTTGATCTAAATATCACAGGTTTAGCACCAGATTTAGTAGATATGTTTGCATCTAACAAACGTGTTTGGATGAAAAAACAAGGTACTAATGAAGTTAAGTCTGACATGAGTATTTTTAACATCCCAAGTGAAGATTTAAATACAGTTATTGGTCGTACTAAAGATAAAAATGGTACATCTTGGGTAGGAGAGAATACAAGAGCACCATACGTAACAGTTATTGGAGAATCTGAAGATGGTTTAACAGGTCAACCAGTGTACGTTGCGCTACTTAAAGGTACTTTTAGCTTGGATTCAATTGAATTTAAAACACGAGGTGAAAAAGCAGAAGCCCCAGAACCTACAAAATTAACAGGTGACTGGATGAATAGAAAAGTTGATGTTGATGGAACGTCACAAGGTATTGTATACGGTTATCATGAAGGTAAAGAAGGAGAAGCAGAATTCTTCAAAAAAGTATTCGTTGGATACACGGACAGTGAAGATCATTCAGAGGATTCTGCAGGTTCGTTACCCAGCTAACCCCCAAAATGTTGAAGTAGCAGTTAATTCAAAATCTGCAACAGTTTCAGCAGAATAGGGGCTTTCAAAATAAATCAAAGGAGAATAATTTATGACTAAAACTTTAAAGGTTTATAAAGGAGACGACGTCGTAGCTTCTGAACAAGGTGAAGGCAAAGTATCAGTAACTTTATCTAATTTAGAAGCGGATACAACTTATCCAAAAGGTACTTACCAAGTGGCATGGGAAGAAAATGGTAAAGAATCTAGTAAAGTTGATGTACCTCAATTCAAAACCAATCCAATTCTAGTCTCAGGCGTATCATTTACACCAGAAACTAAATCAATTATGGTAAATACCGATGACAATGTTGAGCCAAACATTGCACCAAGCACAGCAACGAATAAAATATTGAAATATACAAGTGAACATCCAGAATTTGTTACTGTAGATGAAAATACAGGAGCAATTCACGGTGTAGCTGAAGGTACTTCAGTAATCACTGCTACGTCTACTGATGGAAGCGATAAGTCAGGACAAATTTCAGTGACAGTAACAAACGGATAGGGATTTAAGGCGCAGTATATCTGCGTCTTTTTTATTTGAATAAAAGGAGCTAATACAATGATTAAATTTGAAATTAAAGATCGTAAAACAGGAAAAACAGAGAGCTATACAAAAGAAGATGTAACAATGGGCGAAGCAGAAAAATGCTATGAGTATTTAGAATTAGTAAATCAAGAGAATAAAAAAGAAGCACCTAACGCAACAAAAATGAGACAAAAAGAGCGACAGTTATTAGTAGATTTATTTAAAGATGAAGGATTGACTGAAGAAGATGTTCTGAACAAGATGAGTACTAAAACTTATACAAAAGCCTTACAAGATATATTTCGAGAAATCAATGGTGAAGATGAAGAAGATTCAGAAACTGAACCAGAAGAGATGGGAAAGACAGAAGAACAATCTCAATAAAAGACATTTTATCGAACATTAAGAAAATACAACGTTTCTGTATGGAGCAGTATGGGTGGACATTAACTGAAGTCAGAAAACAGCCGTATGTAAAACTTTTAGAAATACTTAATGAAGAGAATAAAGAAGAGACTGAAGAAAAACAAAGTGAACAAAAAGTCATTACAGGTACGGATTTAAGAAAACTTTTTGGAAGCTAGAAAGGAGGTTAATATGAATGAAAAAGTAGAAGGCATGACCTTGGAGCTGAAATTAGACCATTTAGGTGTCCAAGAAGGCATGAAAGGTTTAAAGCGACAATTAGGTGTTGTTAATAGTGAAATGAAAGCTAATCTGTCAGCATTTGATAAGTCTGAAAAATCAATGGAAAAATATCAGGCGAGAATTAAGGGGTTAAATGATAGGCTTAAAGTTCAAAAAAAGATGTATTCTCAAGTAGAAGATGAGCTTAAACAAGTTAACGCTAATTACCAAAAAGCTAAATCCAGTGTAAAAGATGTTGAGAAAGCATATTTAAAGTTAGTAGAAGCCAATAAAAAAGAAAAATTAGCTCTTGATAAATCTAAAGAAGCCTTAAAATCATCGAATACAGAACTTAAAAAAGCTGAAAATCAATATAAACGTACAAATCAACGTAAACAAGATGCGTATCAAAAACTTAAACAGTTGAGAGATGCAGAACAAAAGCTTAAGAATAGTAACCAAGCTACTACTGCACAACTAAAAAGAGCAAGTGACGCAGTACAGAAGCAGTCCGCTAAGCATAAAGCACTTGTTGAACAATATAAACAAGAAGGCAATCAAGTTCAAAAACTAAAAGTGCAAAATGACAATCTTTCAAAATCAAATGATAAAATTGAAAGTTCTTACGCTAAAACTAATACTAAATTAAAGCAAACAGAAAAAGAATTTAATGATTTAAACAATACTATTAAGAATCATAGCGCTAATGTCGCAAAAGCTGAAACAGCTGTTAATAAAGAAAAAGCTGCTTTAAATAATTTGGAGCGTTCAATAGATAAAGCTTCATCCGAAATGAAGACTTTTAATAAAGAACAAATGATAGCTCAAAGTCATTTCGGTAAACTTGCAAGTCAAGCGGATGTCATGTCAAAGAAATTTAGTTCTATTGGAGACAAAATGACTTCCCTGGGACGTACAATGACGATGGGCGTATCTACACCAATTACTTTAGGGTTAGGTGCAGCATTAAAAACAAGTGCAGACTTTGAAGGCCAAATGTCTCGAGTTGGAGCGATTGCGCAAGCAAGCAGTAAAGACTTGAAAAGCATGTCTAATCAAGCAGTTGACTTAGGAGCTAAAACCAGTAAAAGTGCTAACGAAGTTGCTAAAGGTATGGAAGAATTGGCAGCTTTAGGCTTTAATGCCAAACAAACAATGGAGGCTATGCCAGGTGTTATCAGTGCAGCAGAAGCAAGTGGTGCAGAAATGGCTACAACTGCAACTGTAATGGCTTCAGCGATTAACTCTTTCGGTTTAAAAGCATCTGATGCAAATCATGTTGCTGATTTACTTGCGAGATCAGCAAATGATAGTGCTGCAGATATTCAGTACATGGGAGATGCATTGAAGTATGCTGGTACTCCTGCAAAAGCATTAGGAGTTTCAATAGAGGACACTTCCGCAGCAATTGAAGTTTTATCTAACTCAGGTTTAGAGGGTTCTCAAGCAGGTACTGCCCTAAGAGCTTCATTTATCAGGCTAGCTAATCCAAGCAAAAGTACAGCTAAGGAAATGAAAAAATTAGGTATTCATTTGTCTGATGCTAAAGGTCAATTTGTTGGCATGGGTGAATTGATTAGACAGTTCCAAGATAATATGAAAGGCATGACGAGAGAACAAAAACTAGCTACAGTGGCTACAATAGTTGGTACTGAAGCAGCAAGTGGATTTTTAGCCTTGATTGAAGCGGGACCAGATAAAATTAATAGCTATAGTAAATCCTTAAAGAATTCCAATGGCGAAAGTAAAAAAGCAGCAGATTTGATGAAAGATAATCTCAAAGGCGCTCTGGAACAATTAGGTGGCGCTTTTGAATCATTAGCAATCGAAGTCGGTAAAGATTTAACGCCTATGATTAGAGCAGGAGCGGAAGGTTTAACAAAATTAGTTGATGGATTTACACATCTCCCTGGTTGGGTTAGAAAAGCTTCAGTAGGATTAGCACTTTTTGGTGCAGCAATTGGACCTGCAGTTCTTGCTGGAGGGTTATTAATACGTACAGTTGGAAGTGCTGCTAAAGGATATGCGTCATTAAATAGACGTATTGCTGAAAATACAATCCTTTCAAATACTAATTCAAAAGCAATGAAATCTTTAGGTCTTCAAACATTATTTCTTGGTTCTACAACAGGAAAAACGTCAAAAGGCTTTAAAGGGTTAGCCGGAGCTATGATGTTTAATTTAAAACCTATAAATGTTTTGAAAAATTCTGCAAAGCTAGCAATTTTACCGTTCAAACTTTTGAAAAACGGTTTAGGATTAGCTGCAAAATCTTTATTTGCAGTAAGTGGAGGCGCAAGATTTGCGGGTGTAGCCTTAAGGTTTTTAACAGGACCTATAGGTGCTACAATAACTGCTATTACAATTGCGTATAAAGTTTTTAAAACCGCATATGATCGTGTGGAATGGTTCAGAAACGGTATTAACGGTTTAGGAGAAACTATAAAGTTTTTTGGTGGTAAAATTATTGGCGGCGCTGTTAGAAAGCTAGGAGAGTTTAAAAACTATCTTGGAAGTATCGGCAAAAGCTTCAAAGAAAAGTTTTCAAAAGATATGAAAGATGGTTATAAATCATTAAGCGACGATGACCTTCTCAAAGTAGGAGTCAACAAGTTTAAAGGATTTATGCAAACCATGGGCACAGCTTCTAAAAAAGCGTCTGATACTGTAAAAGTGTTAGGGAAAGGTGTTTCAAAAGAAACAGAAAAAGCTTTAGAAAAATATGTGCATTATTCTGAAGAAAATAGCAGAATCATGGAAAAAGTACGTTTAAACTCGGGTCAGATATCAGAAGACAAAGCAAAAAAACTTTTGAAAATTGAAACGGATTTATCTAATAACCTTATAGCTGAAATAGAAAAAAGAAATAAAAAGGAACTCGAAAAAACTCAAGAACTTATTGATAAGTATAGTGCATTCGATGAACAAGAAAAGCAAAACATTTTAACTCGAACTAAAGAAAAAAATGACTTGCGAATTAAAAAAGAGCAAGAACTCAATCAGAAAATCAAAGAATTGAAAGAAAAAGCTTTGAGTGATGGTCAGATTTCAGAAAATGAAAGAAAAGAAATTGAAAAGCTTGAAAATCAAAGACGTGATATCACTGTTAAAGAATTGAGTAAGACTGAAAAAGAGCAAGAGCGTATTTTAGTAAGAATGCAAAGAAACAGAAATGCTTATTCAATAGACGAAGCGAGCAAAGCAATTAAAGAAGCAGAAAAAGCAAGAAAAGCAAGAAAAAAAGAAGTGGACAAGCAATATGAAGATGATGTCATTGCTATAAAAAATAACGTCAACCTTTCTAAGTCTGAAAAAGATAAATTGTTAGCTATTGCTGATCAAAGACATAAAGATGAAGTAAGAAAAGCAAAATCTAAAAAAGATGCTGTAGTAGATGTTGTTAAAAAGCAAAATAAAGATATTGATAAAGAAATGGATTTATCCAGTGGACGTGTATATAAAAATACTGAAAAGTGGTGGAATGGCCTTAAAAGTTGGTGGTCTAACTTTAGAGAAGACCAAAAGAAAAAAAGCGATAAATACGCTAAAGAACAAGAAGAAACAGCTCGTAGAAACAGAGAAAATATAAAGAAATGGTTTGGAAATGCTTGGGACGGCGTAAAAAGTAAAACTGGCGAAGCCTTTAGTAAAATGGGCAGAAATGCTAATCATTTTGGCGGCGAAATGAAAAAAATGTGGAGCGGAATCAAAGGGATTCCAAGCAAATTAAGTTCAGGTTGGAGCTCAGCCAAAAGTTCTGTAGGATACCACACTAAGGCTATAGCTAATAGTACTGGTAAATGGTTTGGAAAAGCTTGGCAATCTGTTAAATCGACAACAGGAAGTATTTACAATCAAACTAAGCAAAAGTATTCAGATGCTTCAGATAAAGCTTGGGCGCATTCAAAATCTATTTGGAGAGGCACATCAAAATGGTTTAGCAATGCATATAAAAGTGCAAAGGGCTGGCTAACGGATATGGCTAATAAATCTCGCGCGAAATGGGATAATATTTCTAGTACAGCTTGGTCGAATGCAAAATCCGTTTGGAAAGGAACATCGAAATGGTTTAGTAACTCATACAAATCTTTAAAAGATTGGACTGGGGATATGTATTCAAGAGCCCACGATCGTTTTGATGCAATTTCAAGTTCGGCATGGTCTAACGCTAAATCAGTATTTAATGGTTTTAGAAAATGGCTATCCAAAACATATGATTGGATTAGAGATATTGGTAAAGACATGGGAAGAGCTGCGGCTGATTTAGGTAAAAATGTTGCTAATAAAGCTATTGGCGGTTTGAATAGCATGATTGGCGGTATTAATAAAATATCTAAAGCCATTACTGATAAAAATCTCATCAAGCCAATACCTACATTGTCTACTGGTACTTTAGCAGGAAAAGGTGTAGCTACCGATAATTCGGGAGCATTAACGCAACCGACATTTGCTGTATTAAATGATAGAGGTTCTGGAAATGCCCCAGGTGGTGGAGTTCAAGAAGTAATTCACAGAGCTGACGGAACATTCCATGCACCCCAAGGACGAGATGTGGTTGTTCCACTAGGTGTTGGAGATAGTGTAATAAATGCCAATGACACTCTGAAGTTACAGCGGATGGGTGTTTTACCAAAATTCCATGGTGGTACGAAAAAGAAAAAATGGATGGAACAAGTTACTGAAAATCTTGGTAAAAAAGCAGGGGACTTCGGTTCTAAAGCTAAAAACACAGCTCATAATATCAAAAAAGGTGCAGAAGAAATGGTTGAAGCCGCAGGCGATAAAATCAAAGATGGTGCATCTTGGTTAGGCGATAAAATCGGCGATGTGTGGGATTATGTACAACATCCAGGGAAACTAGTAAATAAAGTAATGTCAGGTTTAAATATTAATTTTGGAGGCGGAGCTAACGCTACAGTAAAAATTGCTAAAGGCGCGTACTCATTGCTCAAAAAGAAATTAGTAGACAAAGTAAAATCGTGGTTTGAAGATTTTGGTGGTGGAGGCGATGGAAGCTATCTATTTGACCATCCAATTTGGCAAAGGTTTGGGAGCTACACAGGTGGACTTAACTTTAATGGCGGTCGTCACTATGGTATCGACTTTCAAATGCCTACTGGAACGAACATTTATGCTGTTAAAGGTGGTATAGCTGATAAAGTATGGACTGATTACGGTGGCGGTAATTCTATACAAATTAAGACCGGTGCTAACGAATGGAACTGGTATATGCATTTATCTAAGCAATTAGTAAGACAAGGCCAACGTATTAAAGCTGGTCAACTGATAGGGAAATCAGGTGCTACAGGTAATTTCGTTAGAGGAGCACACTTACATTTCCAATTGATGCAAGGGTCGCATCCAGGGAATGATACAGCTAAAGATCCAGAAAAATGGTTGAAGTCACTTAAAGGTAGTGGCGTTCGAAGTGGTTCAGGTGTTAATAAGGCTGCATCTGCTTGGGCAGGCGATATACGTCGTGCAGCAAAACGAATGGGTGTTAATGTTACTTCGGGTGATGTAGGAAATATCATTAGCTTGATTCAACACGAATCAGGAGGAAATGCAGGTATAACTCAATCTAGTTCGCTTAGAGACATCAACGTTTTACAGGGCAATCCAGCAAAAGGATTGCTTCAATATATCCCACAAACATTTAGACATTATGCTGTTAGAGGTCACAACAATATATATAGTGGTTACGATCAGTTATTAGCGTTCTTTAACAACAGATATTGGCGCTCACAGTTTAACCCAAGAGGTGGTTGGTCTCCAAGTGGTCCAAGAAGATATGCGAATGGTGGTTTGATTACAAAGCATCAACTTGCTGAAGTGGGTGAAGGAGATAAACAGGAGATGGTTATCCCTTTAACTAGACGTAAACGAGCAATTCAATTAACTGAACAGGTTATGCGCATCATCGGTATGGATGGCAAGCCAAATAACATCACTGTAAATAATGATACTTCTACAGTTGAGAAATTGTTGAAACAAATTGTTATGTTAAGTGATAAAGGAAATAAATTAACAGATGCATTGATTCAAACTGTTTCTTCTCAGGATAATAACTTAGGTTCTAATGATGCAATTAGAGGTTTAGAAAAAATATTGTCAAAACAAAGTGGACATAGAGCAAATGCAAATAATTATATGGGAGGTTTGACTAATTAATGCAATCTTTTGTAAAAATCATAGATGGTTACAAGGAAGAAGTAATAACAGATTTTAATCAGCTTATATTTTTAGATGCAAGGGCTGAAAGTCCAAACACCAATGATAATAGTGTAACTATTAACGGAGTAGATGGTATTTTACCGGGCGCAATTAGTTTTGCGCCTTTTTCATTAGTATTAAGGTTTGGCTATGATGGTATAGATGTTATAGATTTAAATTTATTTGAGCATTGGTTTAGATCTGTGTTTAATCGCAGACATCCTTATTATGTTATTACTTCTCAAATGCCTGGTGTTAAATATGCAGTGAATACAGCTAATGTTACATCTAATTTAAAAGATGGTTCTTCAACTGAAATTGAAGTAAGTTTAAATGTTTATAAAGGGTATTCTGAATCAGTTAATTGGACCGATAGCGAGTTCTTATTCGACTCTAATTGGATGTTTGAAAATGGAATTCCTCTTGATTTCACACCTAAATATACTCATACATCAAATCAATTTACTATTTGGAACGGTTCTACTGATACGATAAATCCACGATTCAAGCACGATTTGAAAATATTAATTAATTTAAATGCGAGTGGAGGATTTGAACTGGTTAACTATACAACAGGTGATATTTTTAAGTACAACAAAAGTATAGATAAAAACACTGATTTTGTTTTAGATGGTGTGTATGCATATCGAGATATAAATAGAGTGGGAATTGATACAAATAGGGGCATTATAACATTAGCGCCAGGTAAAAATGAATTTAAGATTAAAGGAGACGTCAGTGATATTAAAACTACATTTAAGTTTCCTTTTATTTATAGGTAGGTGATTTAATGGATTATCATGATCATTTATCAGTAATGGATTTTAATGAATTGATTTGTGAAAATTTACTAGATGTAGATTATGGTTCTTTTAAAGAATATTATGAACTGAATGAAGCTAGGTACATCACCTTTACAGTTTATAGAACTACTCATAATAGTTTTGTTTTTGATTTATTGATTTGTGAAAACTTCATAATTTATCATGGTGAAAAATATACAATTAAGCAGACAGCGCCAAAGGTTGAAGGTGATAAAGTTTTTATTGAAGTTACGGCATATCACATAATGTATGAATTTCAAAATCACTCAGTGGAATCAAATAAGCTTGATGACGACAGTAGCGAAACTGGTAAAATGCCAGAATACTCTTTAGATGAGTACTTAAGATATGGATTTGCAAATCAAAAAACTTCGGTCAAAATGACCTATAAAATAATTGGAGATTTTAAGCGAAAAGTACCGATTGACGAATTAGGTAACAAAAACGGCTTAGAATACTGTAAAGAAGCGGTAGACCTGTTTGGCTGTATAATTTACCCAAATGATACAGAGATTGGTTTTTATTCTCCTGAAACATTTTATCAAAGAAGCGAGAAAGTGATTCGATATCAATATAATACTGATACTGTATCTGCAACTGTCAGTACATTGGAATTAAGAACAGCTATAAAAGTTTTTGGAAAAAAGTATACAGCTGAGGAAAAGAAAAATTATAATCCTATTAGAACAACTGACATTAAATATTCAAATGGTTTTATAAAAGAAGGTACTTATCGTACCGAAACAATTGGGTCTAAAGCTACTATTAACTTTGATTGCAAGTATGGTAATGAAACAGTTAGATTTACAATAAAAAAGGGCTCTCAAGGTGGAATATATAAGTTGATTTTAGACGGCAAGCAAATTAAGCAAATTTCTTGTTTTGCTAAGTCGGTTCAGTCTCAAACAATAGATTTAATAAAAAATATTGATAAAGGCAAGCACGTTTTAGAAATGATATTTTTAGGAGAAGACCCCAAAAACAGAATTGATATATCTTCAAATAAAAAAGCTAAGCCTTGTATGTACGTTGGAACTGAAAAATCAACAGTCTTAAATTTAATTGCTGATAATTCAGGTCGCAATCAATACAAAGCAATTGTTGACTACGTCGCAGATAGTGCAAAGCAGTTTGGGATTCGATATGCTAATACGCAAACAAATGAAGATATCGAAACACAGGATAAGCTGTTAGAATTTGCAAAAAAGCAAATAAATGATACTCCTAAGACTGAATTAGATGTTAATTATATAGGTTATGAAAAAATAGAGCCAAGAGATAGCGTATTCTTTGTTCATGAATTAATGGGATATAACACTGAATTAAAGGTTGTTAAACTTGATAGGTCACATCCATTTGTAAACGCAATAGATGAAGTGTCTTTCAGCAATGAAATAAAGGATATGGTACAAATTCAACAAGCGCTTAACAGACGAGTTATTGCACAAGATAATAGATATAACTATCAAGCAAATCGTATAAATCATTTATACACTAGTACTTTGAATTCTCCTTTCGAGACAATGGATATAGGGAGTGTATTAATATAATGGCAACAGAAGAAGTTAAAATCAAAGCGCTACTTGAAAACGATAAACAGTACTTTCCAGCTACACATTGGAAAGCTATAAATGGGATACCTTATGCAGGCAGTAGTGATATTGATGGATTGCCTCAAGACGGTATCATTTCGGTAGATGATAAAAATAAATTAGATAATTTAAAAATAGGCGAAGCAGGAATTATTCAAAATAGCATTGTACAGAAATCTCCAAACGGTAAATTGTGGAAAATAACAGTTGACGATAGTGGGAAACTTGGTACAGTGCTATTTTATTAGAAAGGAAGGTGCATTATGGAAAATTTGTATTTAATAAAGGATTTGGGAGCTTTAGCAGGTCGAGATTATAGAGCTAAGGAAATACAAAACTTACAAAGAATAGAGCAATTTGCGCTTGGCTTGACAACAGAGTTTAAGTTGCATCAGAAAGCTAAAACAATTCAACACTTCGCTGAGCAAATTTATTATAATGGTAGATCGCAAGCAGCAGTAAACAAATCTTTACAAAGTCAAATTAACGCACTTGTTGTGGCACCACGTAATAACAGTGCTAATGAGATTGTTCAAGCTCGAGTTAATGTAAACGGCGAAACCTTTGACACATTAAAAGAACATTTAGACGATTGGGAAACCAAAACTCAAATTAATAAAGAGGAAACTATAAGAGAATTAAATAAGACCAAACAAGAAATTCTTGATATCGAGTATCGTTTTGAACCTGATAAGCAAGAATTTTTATTTGTGACAGAACTTGCACCTCTTACAAATGCAGTAATGCAATCCTTCTGGTTTGATAATAGAACAGGCATAGTATACATGACACAAGCTAGAAATAATGGCTATATGCTAAGTCGTCTAAGACCTAATGGTCAATTTATAGACAGCTCATTGATTGTAGGTGGGGGTCATGGTACACATAACGGTTATAGATATATTGATGATGAGTTATGGATTTATAGTTTTATCTTAAATGGTAATAATGAGAATACATTAGTTCGTTTCAAGTATACGCCTAATGTGGAAATTAGCTATGGCAAGTATGGTATGCAAGATGTATTTACAGGACACCCAGAAAAACCCTACATCACCCCTGTCATAAATGAAAAAGAAAATAAAATTCTATACAGAATTGAGAGACCTAGAAGTCAGTGGGAACTTGAAAACTCAATGAATTATATAGAGATAAGAAGTTTAGACGATGTTGATAAAAATATTGATAAAGTTTTGCATAAAATCAGTATCCCTATGAGACTAACAAACGAAACCCAACCAATGCAGGGTGTGACTTTTGATGAAAAATACTTGTATTGGTATACAGGAGACAGTAATCCAAATAATAGAAACTATTTAACGGCTTTCGATTTAGAAACAGGAGAAGAAGCGTATCAGGTTAATGCTGACTATGGTGGAACACTAGATTCATTTCCTGGCGAATTTGCGGAAGCAGAAGGTTTGCAAATATACTATGACAAAGATAGTGGTAAAAAAGCTTTGATGCTAGGTGTTACTGTCGGTGGTGATGGAAATAGAACACATCGTATTTTCATGATTGGGCAAAGAGGTATTTTAGAAATACTTCACTCAAGAGGCGTTCCTTTTATCATGAGTGACACAGGTGGTAGAGTTAAACCTTTACCAATGAGGCCTGATAAACTTAAGAATCTTGGGATGTTAACAGAGCCAGGTCTTTACTATTTATACACTGATCATACAGTTCAAATCGATGATTTCCCATTACCAAGAGAATGGCGTGATGCAGGTTGGTTCTTGGAAGTTAAGCCACCACAAACTGGCGGTGATGTAATTCAGATATTGACGCGTAATAGTTATGCAAGGAATATGATGACTTTTGAAAGGGTGCTTTCTGGAAGAACTGGAGACATTTCGGACTGGAATTATGTGCCTAAAAATAGTGGTAAATGGGAGAGAGTACCTTCATTCATCACAAAAATGTCAGATATTAACATAGTAGGCATGTCGTTTTATTTAACTACGGATGATACAAAACGTTTTACAGATTTTCCAACTGAACGTAAAGGGGTAGCTGGTTGGAACTTATATGTAGAAGCTTCAAACACAGGTGGCTTTGTTCATAGGCTAGTTCGTAATAGTGTTACAGCATCTGCTGAGATACTATTGAAAAATTATGATAGTAAAACAAGTTCAGGGCCATGGACTTTACACGAAGGGAGAATTATAAGTTAATGAGTAATTTAGAGAAATCTGTAGCTATAAATTTAGAAAACACAGCGCATTATGAAAATATTTCAAATCTAGATATAACTTTTAGAACAGGAGAGAGTGATTCTTCTGTTCTTCTTTTTAATATCACTAAAAATAATCAACCGTTATTATTGAGTGAAGAAAATATCAAAGCACGAATAGCGATTCGAGGTAAAGGAGTCATGGTAGTTGCTCCACTAGAAATATTAGACCCATTTAAAGGTATTTTAAAATTTCAATTACCTAATGATGTAATTAAACGAGATGGAAGTTATCAAGCTCAAGTTTCGGTTGCAGAATTAGGTAATTCAGACGTGGTAGTTGTCGAGAGAACTATCACATTTAACGTTGAAAAAAGTTTGTTTAGCATGATTCCATCTGAAACAAAACTACACTATATTGTTGAGTTTCAAGAATTAGAAAAAACTATTATGGATCACGCGAAAGCAATGGACGAGGCTATAAAAAATGGTGAAGATTATGCGAGTCTGATTGAAAAAGCTAAAGAAAAAGGTCTATCAGATATTCAAATAGCAAAATCTTCAAGTATAGATGAATTAAAGCAACTTGCTAATAGCCATATAACCGATTTGGAAAATAAAGCTCAGTCTTATTCAAGAACATTTGATGAGCAAAAGCGATATATGGATGAGAAACATGAGGCTTTTAAGCAATCAGTGAATAGTGGTGGTTTGGTTACAAGTGGCTCAACTTCAAATTGGCAAAAAGCTAAGATTACTAAAGATGATGGTAAGATAATGCAGATTACTGGATTTGATTTTAATAATCCAGAACAAAGAATAGGCGATTCAACCCAATTTATTTATGTTTCGCAAGCTATAAATTATCCAAGAGGTGTTAGTACTAACGGTACTGTCGAATATTTAGTAGTAACTTCAGATTACAAGCGTATGACTTATCGACCGAACGGTACAAATAAAGTATTTGTTAAAAGAAAAGAAGCGGGTTCATGGTCTGAGTGGTCAGAATTAGCTATTAATGATTACAATACACCTTTTGAAACTGTTCAAAGTGCCCAATCAAAAGCTAATATGGCCGAAAGTAACGCTAAATTATACGCAGATGACAAGTTTAATAAAAGGTATTCGGTTATTTTTGATGGAACAGCAAATGGTGTGGGCTCTACATTGTACTTAAATGAGAGTTTAGACCAATTTATTTTATTAATTTTTTATGGGACTTTTCCAGGTGGTGACTTTACAGAGTTTGGCAGTCCTTTTGGAGGAGGAAAGATTTCATTGAATCCCTCAAATCTTCCAGATGGTGATGGAAATGGTGGAGGTGTTTATGAGTTTGGATTAACTAAATCTAGTCGTACATCTTTAACTATATCAAACGATGTCTATTTCGACTTAGGAAGTCAAAGAGGCTCTGGTGCGAACGCAAATAGAGGGACAATTAACAAAATTATAGGAGTGAGAAAATAATGCAAATATTAGTTAACAAGCGTAATGAGATAATTTCATACGCTATCATTGGTGGCTTTGAAGAAGGTATTGATATTGAAAATTTACCAGAAAATTTCTCTCAAGTTTTTAGACCTAAAGCCTTTAAATATTCAAATGGGGAAATAGTTTTTAACGAAGATTATTCAGAAGAAAAAGATGACTTGCATCAACAGATTGACAGTGAAGAACAAAACACAGTCGCTTCTGATGACATCTTACGAAAAATGGTTGCTAGTATGCAGAAACAAGTTGTTCAAAGTACAAAGTTATCGATGCAAGTTAATAAGCAAAATGCACTAATGGCAAAACAACTTGTGACACTTAATAAAAAATTAGAAGAGGTTAAAGGAGAGACTGAAAATGCTTAAATTAATTTCACCAACATTCGAAGATATTAAAACATGGTATCAATTGAAAGAATATAGTAAAGAAGATATAGCGTGGTATGTAGATATGGAAGTTATAGATAAAGAGGAATATGCAATTATTACAGGAGAAAAGTATCCAGAAAATCTAGAGTCATAGGTTATAATCTTATGGCTTTTTAATTTGAATAAAGTGGGTGGTGTAATGTTTGGATTTACCAAACGACACGAACAAGATTGGCGTTTAACGCGATTAGAAGAAAATGATAAGACTATGTTTGAAAAATTCGACAGAATAGAAGACAGTCTGAGAACGCAAGAAAAAATTTATGACAAGTTAGATAGAAATTTCGAAGAACTAAGGCGTGACAAAGAAGAAGATGAAAAAAATAAAGAGAAAAATGCTAAAAATATTAGAGACATCAAGATGTGGATTCTAGGATTAATAGGGACGATTCTAAGTACATTTGTTATAGCCTTGTTAAAAACTATTTTTGGCATTTAAAGGAGGTGATTACCATGCTTAAGGGAATTTTAGGATATAGCTTTTGGTCGTGTTTCTGGTTTAGTAAGTGTAAGTAATAGTTAAGAGTCAGTGCTTCGGCACTGGCTTTTTATTTTGGATAAAAGGAGCAAACAAATGGATGCAAAAGTAATAACAAGATACATCGTATTGATCTTAGCATTAGTCAATCAGTTTTTAGCGAATAAAGGTATAAGTCCGATACCAGTAGATGAAGAAAGTGTTTCATCGATTATCTTAACAGTTGTTGCTTTATATACTACATATAAAGATAATCCAACATCTCAAGAAGGTAAATGGGCAAATCAAAAGCTAAAGAAATATAAAGCTGAAAACAAGTATAGAAAAGCAACAGGGCAAGCGCCAATTAAAGAAGTAATGACACCTACGAATATGAACGACACAAATGATTTAGGGTAGGTGTTGACCAATGTTGATAACAAAAAACCAAGCAGAAAAATGGTTTGATAATTCATTAGGGAAGCAGTTCAATCCTGATTTGTTTTATGGATTTCAGTGTTACGATTACGCAAATATGTTTTTTATGATAGCAACAGGCGAAAGGTTACAAGGTTTATACGCTTATAATATTCCATTTGATAATAAAGCAAGGATTGAAAAATACGGGCAAATAATTAAAAACTATGATAGCTTTTTACCGCAAAAGTTGGACATTGTCGTTTTCCCGTCAAAGTATGGTGGCGGAGCTGGACATGTTGAAATTGTTGAGAGCGCTAATCTAAACACTTTCACATCGTTTGGCCAAAATTGGAATGGTAAAGGTTGGACAAATGGCGTTGCGCAACCTGGTTGGGGTCCCGAAACCGTTACAAGACATGTTCATTATTACGATGACCCAATGTATTTTATTAGATTAAATTTCCCAGATAAAGTAAGTGTTGGAGATAAAGCTAAAAGCGTTATTAAGCAAGCAACTGCCAAAAAGCAAGCAGTAATTAAACCTAAAAAAATTATGCTTGTAGCCGGTCATGGTTATAACGATCCTGGAGCAGTCGGAAACGGAACAAATGAACGTGATTTTATCCGTAAATATATAACACCAAATATCGCTAAGTATTTAAGACATGCAGGTCACGAAGTTGCATTATATGGTGGCTCAAGTCAATCACAAGATATGTATCAAGATACTGCTTACGGTGTTAATGTAGGAAATAATAAAGATTATGGCTTATATTGGGTTAAATCACAGGGGTATGACATTGTTCTAGAGATTCATTTAGACGCAGCAGGAGAAAGTGCAAGTGGTGGGCATGTTATTATTTCAAGTCAATTCAATGCAGATACTATTGATAAAAGTATACAAGATGTTATTAAAAATAACTTAGGACAAATAAGAGGTGTAACACCTCGTAATGATTTACTAAACGTTAATGTATCAGCAGAAATAAATATAAACTATCGTTTATCTGAATTAGGTTTTATTACTAATAAAAATGATATGGATTGGATTAAGAAAAACTATGACTTGTATTCTAAATTAATAGCCGGTGCGATTCATGGTAAGCCTATAGGTGGTTTGGTAGCTGGTAATGTTAAAACATCAGCTAAAAACCAAAAAAATCCACCAGTGCCAGCAGGTTATACACTTGATAAAAACAATGTACCGTATAAAAAAGAGACTGGTTATTACACAGTTGCCAATGTTAAAGGTAATAACGTAAGGGACGGCTATTCAACTAATTCAAGAATTACAGGTGTATTACCTAATAACGCAACAATTAAATATGACGGCGCATATTGCATCAATGGCTATAGATGGATTACTTATATTGCTAATAGTGGACAACGTCGTTATATAGCGACAGGAGAGGTAGACAAGGCAGGTAATAGAATAAGTAGTTTTGGTAAGTTTAGCACGATTTAGTATTTACTTAGAATAAAAATTTTGCTACATTAATTATAGGGAATCTTACAGTTATTAAATAACTATTTGGATGGATGTTAATATTCCTATACACTTTTTAACATTACTCTCAAGATTTAAATGTGCGTAACTGGCAGGTACTTCGGTACTTGCCTATTTTTTTATGTTATAGCTAGCCTTCGGGCTAGTTTTTTGTTATGATGTGTTACACATGCATCAACTATTTACATCTATCCTTGTTCACCCAAGCATGTCACTGGGTGTTTTTTCTTACGATAGAGAGCATAGTTTTCATACTACTCCCCGTAGTATATATGACTTTAGCATTCCCGTATAACAGTTTACGGGGTGCTTTTTATGTTATACTTACTTTTATATAGTAGGAGTGAACTATATAGCCCGGCAGAGGCCATATATCTGACTGTTGGTCCCGCAGGAGACTTCTTCCTTGCCATCACTCGATACATATATCTTGATAACATAGAGTTGTTATAGTCGCTACGCCACCCATACTAGTTACTGGGTGGTTGTTTTTGTTCGCCATTATGTTCTGTCTACATCTTTTTGCGCAAGTTGTGTATCATAATACTTAATTGTGTTAAAAGAGGTGGAAATATGAAAGGTGATATATACATACCGATAATATCATCTATTTTATCTGGTGGGATATCGTATTATGCTGCAACGGTGGTTCATAAATTTAACAAAAGGTATAAAAGGAAAGAAAAGGCTGTTGAAATGGCAGACGAGTTTTCAAAATTAATTTCGAAAAGGAGTTTTGATATAGGGGAGATAAACAAGAAAATTTTAGAAAATGTTGGTTTGCAAGATAAAATTAATGAATTAGAGAATAAGATGAATTTAAGTTTTGATAATCACGAACTAAGAACAGTCTTTACTGATAAAGAGATTGCAAAATATCACACTTATAAAAAAGTCACCAATACCGAATTTATAAAAATTTTGCTTCGTACTTTCAAGAACGAGAATTATAAAGAAGAGTGTTTACGGGCTATAATTTTAGAATTTGACAACAAGAAAACAATTAAAGAAAATATAGGAGATAAACAGTGGACTTTTTCGACAGGTGAAAAAGAAATTGTTATTAAAAGTAATGACGTATTGCAAGGTATAAATACACTCATTAAGAAGTATAATGAAACCCATATATATTGCATGAATAAATTAGAATATTTTTCTATGCATTTTACCAATAACATAGCAGATAGTAATACGGTTTATCAGTCGTTGCATCAAATCTATTTAAAAACAATATTGAGTCTTTACATTGATATCTCATCAACAAATAAAATAGGGCATGAAAAATTTTATGTTAATTTAATAGAATTTTACAATGAATGGAATAACAAAAAGATAAAATTTAAAAAGAAAACAGAAAAGCGTATAAATAAAAACAGAAACTCATTTTTAAAAACTGAAAAATTGAAATAAACTAGAAAATATAGTATCATTATGGTATATAAAGGAGTTGATTTTTATGTGGAGTCCTGTTTGCGAATTAGGAGAAACAAAAGAATCAGATAAAAAAAGAACTAACAATAACGACTAATTTTTAAACTACTATTATATTTACAGATAACAGAGTAACCGTATCTTTAATAATGCGGTTATTTTTATACCCCTACAATCAACAAAACCACACCACCTATTAATTTAGGAGTGTGGTTATTTTTTTGTGTTTTTTTTTTCGGGGCGAAAAAAGGGCAAATTATTTAAATAAGGGCAAACATGCGTGGAAAACACAGAGGTTTAAAAATGCCAAAACCGTTGATATGACAAGGTTTTTATACGTTTGTATACAACGACGAATTATCTATTCGCCATCACATTATGACGATATGTTTATTTTAAACACACAAGCTCATGCGCGTCTTGATCAAATGGCACAACAGTTTGAAGTTGTTTGTAATGGCTTGAACGAAAATGAAGGACAAGCAATTCAAACGATGGATCAATCCGCCTCTCTAATACGGTCAAACTTAATTCAAGTTAAAGAACAATTAGAAAAACTAGCTGTATACTAATTAATTTATTAAATGCTACTTGTTTTCATTGAGAATAAGTAGCTTTTTCAAACATAAAAGTTTTACAAACACATAAATGGGTGATGAGCTATGTTTAAAAAGGCGAAAATCATATTAATAGTAACACTATTGCTATCAGGATGTTCCGCGATGGAAAATGAATCAAGTAAAGACACGAATATAGAAACAAAATCAGTACCAGAAGAAATGGAAGCTTCCAAATATGTAGGTCAAGGCTTCCAACCACCTGCAGAAAAAGACGCGATTGAATTTGCGAAGAAGCATAAAGATAAAATTGCTAAACGTGGCGAACAATTTTTTATGGATAACTTCGGTCTAAAAGTTAAAACTACGAATGTTGTAGGTAGTGGCGACGGCGTAGAAGTATACGTGCATTGTGATGACCACGACATCGTATTTAATGCGAGTATTCCATTTGATAAATCGATAATTGAGAGTGATAGCTCATTAAGAAGTGAGGACAAAAGTGGTGATATGAGTATGATGGTGGGTACAGTGTTGAGTGGCTTTGAATATCGAGCGCAAAAAGAAAAGTATGATAACTTATATAAATTTTTCAAAGATAATGAAGAGAAATACCAATATACAGGCTTTACAAAAGAAGCAATTAACAAGACGCAAAATGTTGGATATAAAAATGAATATTTTTATATTACATACTCTTCTAGAAGTTTAAAAGAATATCGAAAGTATTATGAACTATTGATTCGAAAAAATGATAAAGAATTTAAAGAAGGAATGGAACGAGCCAGAAAAGAAGTGAATTATGCTGCTGATACAGACGCAGTAACGACATTGTTTAGTACAAAGAAAAATTTTACTAAAGACAATACAGTAGATGATGTGATTGAACTAAGTGATAAATTATATAATTTTAAAAATAAACCAGAAAAATCTACAATTACAATTCAAATAGGGAAGCCTACTATTAATACTAAAAAAGCCTTTTATGATGATAATCATCCAATAGAATATGGGGTGTATCGTAAAGATGAATAA